AATTATATATAAATAATTGAAACCACCAAATAAATTTTAATATAGGGCAAAAAAATACCCCCAAAATAGACATTTCGGGGGTTTTTCCTTACTTGCTTGTATTTAACCCTATCTATAACAAAAATAAATCAGCCTCAGCCTTCCTTCGCCTCGTTAAACCGGGTATTTCAACCAAAATACCGGCTGAATTACGCCCTTTATTCCATTTTAAGAACTCCGCCGCTACTTCGCTTTTAGGACTTCCGGCGTTTAATTTCCTTAATAAAGTTGATGTTTGTAGCGCTCCTAAACCTAAATTATATGCAAAAGAGGTTAAACTATCCAATTGATTTTGATTAATGGGAACTTTAACCAGCTTTTTAACTCCGGTTGCAAATTTACCGGCATCTAAACGCAACCAACGTAAAGCCGTTTCTTTATCTATTATATCGCCTTCCTGAACCTTACGTTTTGCATCATGATTATAGGTAGTCCCGAAACCAATAGTCCAAATATTGCCAGTATCTCGATACGCTTTTAATTTTTCGCCTTCGAAATCTTTAATAAAGTTTAAACCCTTTGCAGAAACTCCCATAGCGGTTGCGGTTGTAAGTAATAAGACAATTGCCGCCACAATTAAAATTTTTGTGGTGCTTGTCATTATTTTCTATTATTTAAATTAATATCACTATCCTTTGCGGCTACTAAACCTAAACCGGTTAAAATTGCCGTAATTCCGCCCGGTATATCTCCTTTAACGATCGTTGCTACACCAGTAATTAAAGTGCCTAAACCAAATAGGCTTGTTTTCCAATTTTTAAACATAAAATTATTTTTAGTTACCATAATAATTGGTCGGCATAATATCCGGCGCTGCCTTTTATATGCCTATCCTTTTCGTGCCTAATTTTATATGCCTTACGGCGTTCATCTGCAATTTTTTTACCGCAATATTTTAAATAATAGGGATAATCTAAATAGTTTCTATCCCCAATACTTACTATAAAATTTCCATACACATCATAAACATCAATTTTCTTTTTGATGTTTTCGCTTGGCAAAACAATTACATTTAATTTTTCTGCCTTCTTTTTTGTGTATAGTAAAATCTTATACATTTATTTTTTAGTAAAAAAATCAAGTTTTGTTTCAATTCGTGCCAACCTATCTAATATTTCACTATTAGTGTCATTGTGCTTCAATAAATCTTTTTCAATTTTATCTAAACGGCTTTTAGTGGTAAAATAAAAACCACTGGCAACCGCTACGAATGTAAATACACTAATTATCAATTCCGTTTGCATCATTTTCTACTTTATCATCTTTAAGTATTGCTCTTGAAATTATATTGAAACTATTAGCGGCTAAAAAACTCGCATCCATATTTTCAAAAATTCCGCCTTTACTTGCAGCGTCTAATACTTGTTTAATTACGTTTAATGCTTGTTCGTTTGTCATAGATTTTTATTTTAAGGTTTGATTAAGCTAAGGTAATATTTAATTGAGTTGCCGCCCATTCGTACGCCCATTGGTTCACATCACTTGAAGTTCCCCATTGGTCGTATTGCGGCTCTTTTATTGTTAAATTTCCGTCTGCAAGTTGACTTTCTGCGCTATCTAATAACTGCCAATAAAATGTGGCGCTATTTAATAAGTTATCATTAATGATAATTAAGTTAAAAACGGTTGCCGTTTGTTGTTGCCCGTTTACCCAAAGGCTTATTGGTTGTATTTGTTTCATATTAATTTTTTAAGTTTTCTATTTTAGTATTAAGTTCTTGGATAGCTTTAACTAATGTTGCAACAATAGGTTGATAATCTAAACCTATAAAATCATCTTTTTCTACAAATGATTGAGGGATAAATTCTTTTACTTCTTGTGCTAAAAAGCCTAAATATTTATTACTATCTTCCTTATCTTCTTTCATTCTATACAATGTAGGCTTTAACCCTAAAATAGCATCTAAACCTAAATTGCTTAATTCAAAATCTTTCTTTTTATTTATGTCAGATGTAGCAGTATAAACACCACTACCCATATTAAAATTTCCTCTTACTGCAACTCCAAAATCTACCAATATTAAACTTCCTGCTCCGTCTGAATAAAATCCATATTGATTGCCGCCATTTTTTTGGCTACCAAAAAACGGATTTCCAGTTGATTGAGAAACAATATTTCCGTTAACTTGTAATTTTTGACCAGTATCAGTTGTTGTTCCGATAAGTAAATTTCCGGTAGATGTTATTTTTAAATTTGGTGTAGCACTATTATTAACGTAAACTTGAAAATCATCACTTCCTTGTCTTAATCTTGTTACATATGTACTTAACGAAGATTGAATTGTAATATCACAATTAGGATTTGGATTTGATAATCTTAATAAAACAGGTGAAATTCCTCTACCCAATAAATCTAATAAAATAGTAGGCGAAGAAACATTTATTCCGATATTTCCGTCATTACTTACAGTTAAAACATCAGCTCCCACATTATAATTATAAAGCCTAAATGTTTCATCACTCGTATTTCTATTACCTAATATCCAAGTATCATTAGCACCAGTTGAAAATTTGATAATTCCATTATAACCAGTTGAAGTTCTATTTATTAATAAAGCCGGGTTATTTGTACTTGCCATATTTCCAATAAAACCACCACCGGTTGTTGCAACACTACTAACAAATGTTGCAGAAGTATCACTATTTAAAGTTAATGAAGCATTACCGCCATTTACTTCAAATAGTAAAATACCACTTGCATTATAGTTTGCTAATGTTACTCTATTTTGTCCTGAATTATAATATAAAGCACCACTTCCCGCAGTCATTCCGTCTAAATAATATCCGGTTGCTCTTGCACTTCCTGAAATTTGTAGCCTTTGACCCCCGTCTGTTGTTGTGCCAATTAAAAAATTTCTTGCTGCCGATATTCTTGCCGCCTCTTGAATATTAGTAGTACCATAAATACCAAATAATATTGGACTTGGTGTTGTACTACCATTAAAAATAGCCATATCCCTATCAACTGCACCCTGAATAAAGTTATTTGTTGCCGTTGCAAGACCTATTCCAATTTGTTTTGTAGCACCCGAACCGGAATTGTTAATTCTTAAACTTGGTGCGGTTGCGCCAATTACAACAATATGATTATCGCCGGTGGCATCATTTACAACTAATCGCCCACTGGAAGTTGTTTGCGCTCCTATAAATGTTTGACCGGTTGTTTTTTTAATTGTTAATGGTTGTATTGCTCCAACTACATCAAAAATACCCCAATCATTTGCACCGGCATTATAAAAATTACCAATACGCCATAAAGCCGTACCGCTATTTTGAAATGCTAATCGTGTATCATTGGTAGCAGTTGTTTGATTTAATTGGACTAATGTACTTTGGTCGTGGTGTATGTCTAACGCCGTTCCGGGTATATTTGTATTAATACCAAAATGATTATTTGTACTATCCCACCATAAATTATTTTCTCCGGTAATTGCATTTGTACCACTAAAAAATGCTACTTGACTTGCCGAACCACTACCGGTATTATAAGTATTACTATCAAGAGAGCCATCGCCTTTTAAAAATTGAGTTGATGTACCACCAGTAACAATATATTTACTTGCCGTTAATGAATTAGCAGTACCATCATAAGTTAAACCACTATCCCCAACAATTGTACTTGCACCATTCCAAAGTGCTATTTGTCCATTAGCTCCGGATCCCGTAATTGTGCCGGTTCCCGGACCACCAATTAAATCCCAACCCGAACCATTATCACGATAAAATGCAAATGTATCAGTTGATACAAATATTCTACCTAAAAATCCGGCGGCAGGTCTATTAGCTAACGTATCGGCAAAAAATGCCGGCGTTTGCCGTTGGTTTAATATTGATAAATCTATATTAGGCATCTTTTAGATAGTTTTTCTTTACTGAAACTAAATTATTTGAACCACCAGTGTTAATAAATGTTGCTAACAATCTTGTTGTTAAAAATTCTCCCACATTACCTTCTATTTGAAAACTTTGATTTTGTTGTAAAACAACTTGGTCAATTTGAACCGCATTCGTTCCATAATTAACAAATAAAATACTATTGCAATCGGTTGTGATATATCCGTTTGCATCATAAGTAATCATATTTATATCAACATTAATTCTACCGGCTTTTATTTCAAAATTGCTCATTTTTTTATTTTTAAAGGTGTAAGGAATGAATTAAATTGAATAAGGAACGCCCATTTTTTTTCCGCTTATTGTAGTACCATAAAAAGATTGATAACTTTCAATATCTTTTGGTTTACTTACTTCTCTTATTTGTTCTAATATTGGCGTTGTAACATTTTCAGAACTATTTAATTGCATTACTACATCTTGAACCGAACTTGTTACATCAGGCACAAATTCGCCCTTATCCAATGGGTCTACAATTACAGAACCTTTGTACTTCTTTTTACCATTTTTATAAAAATAGTAAACCGCCGCACCACCTAATAACAATAATAACAATGATAAGCCTTTATTTTTCATTTTAACTTCTTTTTAAACCATTAACGTATGTAATTAATTGATTAACTTGTTCGGCGCTAAATCTATCCGCCGGATAAGATAATAACGTACCACCCAACAACCAGTTCAATAAATCTTTTTTATATTTTTCATTGAACTTAAATGCTAAATAAGATACTTGCGTTTGCGTTTTAAGTGATTTAAAAACGCCTAAAACAGCATCAAAATCATCATAAAAGTATCCGGGTGCATTCCAAATTGTATCAATATATTTATTAACCGCATCATTTTTTATAATTAGTGCATTAGGTACACTACGCCAGTAATTAGGATTGAATGCAGAACCCGGCTTTGTAATTTCCTTATCTACATTTTTTTCCTCATCACTCCTACTTAATCCAAAACTTTCGGATAGTGGTTTTATTATTTTAGTATATGCTAAATATAAAACAACGCCACCGATAATTAAATTTTGGTTATCCTTTAAAAAATTACTTTGCGCCATTTTATAACATCATTAAAAGTGATTTTAACTTCATTGAGTTCATTTCATCTAATTTTCTTAAATGCTCAATTGTTACACCCTTATCCATTAAGGAATGTAATATTTTCAACGCCTCATCATTATCCTCAATTCCTGCAATACCGGTAGGCGCTCCCGTTTTCGTAAACATATTACCAACCAATCCCATAACCGCCGTGATAATTGTTTGCTGCAATTCTGGATTGCTTAACATAGCGTTCAATGGTGATTGCTCCACTTCTTCTTCTTCTTCCATTTCGCCAATACTTTCCAATGCGCTCAATCTTGATTGCATTAAAGCATTTTGCTCTACTAATTTTTCTA